GTGACGACGGGTAAGATAACGAAGCGGTCTGTTGATGCGGTCACAGCGGGCCCGTCGACCGTGTTCCTCTGGGACGACGAGGTACGCGGTTTCGGGCTTCGCGTCACCGCCAACGGCGCGCGATCCTATGTGTATCAGTACCGCATGGGCGGCAGGGAAGCGGTGAAGCGACGCTACACAATCGGCAAGCATGGTTCGCCATGGACGCCCGCGACCGCACGCGCCGAGGCAGAGAGGCTTGCGATCATGGTAGCGCAAGGCGTCGACCCAGCGGAGACCGACAAGGAGCGCCGCCGCCAGGCCGTCGACCTCGCATTCTCGTCTTATGTCACCACGTTCGCGAGGGGATATCTGGACAAGGAATGGTCTAGAGCGTCGGACGTCGAGCGCATGCTTGTGAGAGAGGCGGTGCCGGTATTGGGCGCTAAGCCGCTGCCGACGATCAAAAAGACGGACATCGTCGCCGTTATCGACAAGCTCTCCGATCGCCCCGGCACCGCTGGCCTAGCTTTCGCCAGCCTGCGGCGGATGTTCAATTGGGCAATAGGCCGAGGCGACCTCGAGCGATCGCCAATGGACGGCCTGGCCCCGCCGGCGGTCCTTGATCCGCGGGACCGGGTGTTGTCCGATGACGAAATCGACTTGGTATGGCGAGCATCGGAAACGTTGGGCTACCCCTTCGCACGCGTCTATCAGCTGCTGATCGTAACGGGCCAGCGTCGCACCGAAGTAGCAGGCCTAGTGTGGCAAGAGTTGGATCGAGCAAACGCGGTTTGGACGTTGCCACCCGACCGTTCGAAAAACGGCGAGACGCACCTCGTTCCGTTAAGCGCGTTAGCGATCGAGTTGCTCGACGATCTCGCACAGACCGTGACGGGATCGAAAGAGCACCCGATCAAATGGCCGGTGAAGGGTTTCGTGTTCACGACGACCGGGAAAACGCACGTGTCAGGTTATTCCCGGGCAAAGGAGCGGCTCGACGATGCGATCTCGAAGATGCCCAAGAATGGCGCGCCTATGCCCGATTGGGTGGTCCATGACCTCCGACGCACACTGGCGACCGGGTTACAGCGGTTGGGTGTGCGATTCGAGGTGACCGAAGCCGTATTGAACCACATCAGTGGGTCGCGAAGCGGCATCGCCGGCATCTACCAACGCCATGATTGGAAGGAAGAGAAGCGGCTGGCTCTCGATGATTGGGCGGAGCACGTCGCCGCCATCCTGGAAAGGCGGCGGGGGGAAGCGGCCTAATGGCACGTTCGGTACTCGCTAAACCGGGATCGTTTAAGGCGCTCAACCGGATTGCTCTCGATGTTTATCGGGCTGAAATAGGGCGTTGGAGTGTCGATGAGCTCGGCGTCGATTACGGTCGCGACGCGCTCAAGGCGGCGGCCCACGCCGCGGCGAGGGCCGCCCATTTTCATGCGCGTGCGGTCATGGCTCCCGATAGGCTGGCTCTCCAGCGCCGTCTTCTGATCACCTGTATCAAGGCGTCAGATCGGCTGGCCAAGGAGTTTCCTGTCGCCTCATCGGCCCAACTCGCGGAAGGCTGGGCGACGGAGGCCCGCGCCGCGTACAAGGCGCTGGACGTGGTCCGCACGGTAGCGCCACATGCGTCGGTTAGGCGGCCGGTGCAGGATGCCGCCCGGGAAGCCGCAGCAAAAGTTTGGGAGGCGGCGACCGGCCGGCAGAGGCTGAAACGCAGCCCGAAAGATCCGAACCATCCTCTTGAGCGACTCCTGAAAGCGGTGGCGAAGGATCTGTCTGATGGAACCTGGACGCTCAGCTGCGAGCAGTTTCGCCGGGATAGGGCGTAGGTCCTCCATCCTACCAGACTTATTACCGGGTGATCTCGGCTGATAACGAGAGATACTGAACAACATCAGATGCTCTCGAACGAACTGGAGATTCCCATGCTCTCGACCGCGGAAGCGGCCGCACGTGTCGGCTGCGCCCCTGTCACCCTCGCGCGATACCGGATCGCGGGCGACGGACCCATTTTCGTAAAGATCGGCCGCCTGGTGAAATACCGTGACGACGACCTCGAGAATTGGATCGTCGGTAAGCGCCGGACATCCACTTCGCAGGTGAATTGAGGCCGCCCCTGACGGTGGTGTCTTAATCGACCATATGACGTCCAACCGCTCTCCTGCCGCTAAATCGGTCGCAGGCATTGTTCGTCCCGTCATCAACGCAAAACGGGTGAAACCAATGCTCCTGACCACAAAGCGCCTTGCCGAACATATCGGCATCTCACGCACCACGCTCTATCGCTGGCAGCGAGCCGGCCTCATTCCTACCGCGGAGCGCCGCGGCCGTGAGACCGTGTTCTCCCCGGTCGCCGTCGCGATCGCGCGGAACGTCGCGGAGGGCGCACGATGATCGGCGTTCGTTCGTATCTCGAGGCGGCGATCGCGGCTACCAGCAAGGCGCAGGACAAGCGTGAGACGGCAGAGCGCAATCTCGCGGCTTACAATGCCGCGAGGCCCGACGGGTCCGACGCGGATGCGCTCTACGAATGGCGACGATCGCAGCGCGACCTTCTCGATCGTCGCGACGCCGCATTGGAAGCGCTGGCATTCGCCGAGCGCGGCGCCGCTACCGCCCGCGACCGGGCCGAGCAGGAAGGCCGAGAACGGGAGCATGCGGCCGCTGCGAAACTGGCACCCGAGACTAGCAAGCTCACGCTCGACATTCTCGCCAGCGTCGATCGGCTCGCCGCTAAGCTTGAGAAGCTCAAGCGTCTGCAATCCGAGGTTGCGCGCGCGAACTCGGTGCGCGGCGATCTTCCCTTCATCGTCGACGGCGAGCGAAAGCTCCGCGAGCAGCCAGGTATCGGACGACCGGCGATTACGCAGACGGTCAAAGCCTATGTCGACCGGCAGGGCCGGCGCGTAAGCAACCAATATTCCGACGGTGAAGGACGCAATCGCTTCCGCGACGATGTGACGCTCGTCGAGGTGGAGGACGTGATTGTGCCAGCGCTGCCGGCGGTGCCCACCATGCCCACCCCGCTGGTCGAGGCCATCAAGCTCGTCGATGTCGCGGGCAATCAGGTGTGGCCGCCGCAGAAGGCGGCTCACCGCGAAATGGGAATGTGAAAACGGCGCCGGGACCTCCTCGCCCCGACGCCGCCTCAACGCCTGATCTGAATGCAATGCCGGCGCCAACCGGCTTAACGAAAGTCCGACCGTGACCCATGACTGCCCGATCTGCGGCCGTAATAGCGCTAATGCCGTCCGGCTCGCGGACGGTTATGATGCCCTTTATAAAGCCGGCCTCGACGGTGTTCCCGAGACTAGCACAAGCCCTTTAATCGATAGCGCGATCGGCGCCGATGCAGGGCTAGGCGCGCGCGTCGTTCTCCTCACAGGCTATGAGCGAGGCCGCCGCGAGCGGGTCCGTTCGGCGCTACGTGAACGCCTGCGGATCGGGGGCTCGCCCGATCCGGAAAGGATGCTCGAGCGCGCGGTGCTCGCGGGCGAACTCTCCCCCGGCTCGGTCGTGTCTCTCGTGAGCGAGTTCGTCCGACTTGATCGCGCCGAAGCGCTTTACGACGTGCAAACCTTCCAAACCGAATATGGTCGAAAGCCATCGGCTCGATCCATCGTCATCACCGCGCAGCTGGAGGTGGCAGCATGAGCACCCCGGCGCCCACGCCATCGAGCTCCCCTTTCGCCGACTTCGCCGCCAACTACCGGGAGAATGGCCTGTCGGTCATTCCCTGCGCGGCGGGCGCTAAATTCCCCGGTCAATACAACGCGGCCCACGGCTGGCGTGCGGCGTGGGATTGGCAGAAATTCTGCGATCGCATGCCGACCGGCTACGAGGTGTCCGTGTGGGATCGCTGGCCCGATGCCGGCATCTGCATGCCACTCGGCGCCGCGTCCGGCGTCAACGGCCTGCACCTCGTCGCGATCGACATAGACACCGACGTCCCCGCCGAGGTGACCGCGATCAAGTCCGTGCTCCCCGGATCGCCGTGCGCGAAGCGGGGCGCCAAGGGCGAGACGCAATTCTACCTGGCGTCGGCCGCGGTCGTGAACCGGCCGTTCAACGATGCCAACAAGCGCCGCATGCTCGATCTGCTCGCGTCGGGCCGCCAGACGGTCATGCCGCCGTCGGTGCACCCGGATCTCGGCACGCCCTATGTCTGGATCACACCCGACGCACTCGACGGCATCGACATTGCCGATCTGCCCATCCTGCCCGACGACATAAGCGATCGCTTCGCGGCCGCGCTTGCGCCGTTCGGCTATGCGCCGGAAGCGCCCCGACTCGGTGCCGCTGGCTCGGCCGAGCTCGGCATAGACAATCCGCATCGCTCGCTCAACGATGCGGCGCTGGCGAACCTCGACGCGTGGGTGCCGGCGCTGCAGCTGCACGGCTGTCGCCAATACGGCTCCAAGTTCAAGGCGGTCGCCCATTGGCGCCCGTCGTCGAGCGGGCGGCCGCTCACCAAGCGTGCGACCAACCTCGCGATCTCGCCCGACGGCATCAAGGATTGCGGCGAGAACAAGGGCTATACCCCGCTCGATCTCGTCATGGCCGCGTGCGGCGCGGATCTCGACACGGCCTTCTCCTGGCTGCAGGCGCGCGTCGCGCCCGCCAAGCCGATCGTGCTCACCGCGCGGGCGCCGGCCGAAGACGCATCTCCGCCGAAGCGCGGCAACCTGTCGGGCCTTGGCCTCGTGCTCGCGACTGTCGACGGCATCGCGCAGGATTGGAGCGGCCTGGCCGATCCGGATACGGGCGAGATCGTCGAGGAAGAGGTGGGGGCGACAATGATCCCGGCGGCTCCGGAGGCCGCGCTGGAGACGTCGCCGCCACTGAATTGCGTCGGCAATCGGCCGATCATGCCAACAGCCTTCGTGTTTCGTGACCCGTCGACGCTCCCGCGTCGCCAGTGGTTGTACGGGAAGCACCTGATCCGCGGCGAAATAAGCCTTACCCTCGCTCCCGGAGGCCTCGGAAAAACATCGCTTGCGATTGCGGAGACACTTTCTCTCGTATCCGGCCGCAAGCTCCTGCACGACGATCCGGGCGAACAACGCACCGTTTGGATGTGGAATGGCGAAGAGCCCACTGACGAGCTTGAGCGCCGGTTCGGCGCCGCCATGATTCACTACGGCCTCACTGGGGCCGACTGTGGTGGCCGGCTCTTTACGGACACTGGGCACGATCTGCCACTCGTGCTCGTCGAGCAGGGAAGGGATGGCACGCGCATAGCGGAGCCGCTCATCGACCGCCTTGTCGAAGCGCTGAAGGGCCGGAAGGTTGACGTGATGCTTGTAGATCCATTCGTCTCGACGCACTCTGTCAATGAGAACGATAACTCAGCGATCCAGCGAGCGGCGTCGGCGTGGAAGACGGTCGCTCACCGAGCAGGTGTCGCGATCGGCCTTGCGCATCACGTTCGCAAACTCGCAGGCCGAGAAGCGACTGCCGAGGATAGTCGAGGCGGAGATTCACTAGTTTCGAAGGCGCGCGATGCCCGTGCGTTGAATCCGATGAGCAAAGAAGACGCGCTTCGCCACGGCGTGCCGGTGGGTGAGCACCATTCTTACTTTTCGACTGGAACTGGCGGCAAATCGAACATGTCGCCGAAACGTGGGCATCGCACGTGGTTTCACATAACCTCCGTTGGACTAGGTAACGGTGCCAGTTTGTCAGAACCCGAAGATCGTGTGGCGGTTGTTACGCCCTGGGCGCCATCCCCGACCGTCGCCATCGTCGATCCGACGGCTGTAATGCGACTGGCAAAAGTCATGGCGGGAGAAGTCTGGCGGTGCGCTCCGCAATCTCAGAAGCGCGAGGATTGGATCGGTCGCGCCGTTGCCCGCGCGTTTGGCCTGGGCGACGAGGACGGATTTCAAGCCCGCGCGAAGGAGATTATCGCTCAACTTGAAAAAGACAATGTGCTGGTGAGACGCGATGCCACCAACCGAAAACGTGAGATTATCAAAACAATGATATTGGGCGATCTCAGCCGTTTTGAGAATCTCAGCTGATAGGTGTGGCGCGGCCGCCGACGAGCTCCATGCCATGGCGGACACGATCGGCGTAGCCCGCCGCTGGTTTCAAGATCCGGCGCGCATGCCGAAGGTGTCCTGGCAGCACTACGACATCGCGAAGAGCAAGCGAGCGCTGGCGATCGCCGCCGGCGCTGTCGAGGTCGACCGCTATCAGATGGTCGCCATGGCCGGCGTGATCCAAGGCAGCGCCGATCCGCTGCGGCTTATCCGGCCGCTCGCCGATCCGACGAAGGCGTTCGCGCCGGCGCTGCATGTGCCGGCTTGGCTGGCGGCGCAGGGGTATGATTATGCCAATCTCGACGGAAAGAACCCCCTCGGCTAAGCCGCTTCCCAGAAGGGGAGATATTATGAGCATTGAAGCGCTTTGGGCCGTCCGATTTGGCCACGCTGGCTCGCCGAACATTGGATTGAACGGGGGTGTCGTTGTTTTGGAGAGCGGCCGCCTGTTCGGAGGCGACAGCTGGTTTGCGTACGTGGGGAACTATACCGTTCTCGGCGATCAGATCTCCGGTACATTTAAGGCCTTCCGCCATATGGCCGATGCAAATTCCGAGAGCGCTTGGGGTACTCAGGAAACCGAATTCAGTGTTTCTTTTGGCGTGGTCGTGGACGGTGGCCACGGATCGGCAATTGGCGACATGACGCGAACGAACATTGGGACCCTGAAACTTCGCCTCGTGCGAATCGCAGAACTCCCCGGCTAACCGCGCAACCGCCGCTGCAATCGCTTCCACCCGTCCTCATCGCGCGGGAAGAACCGATCGCTCTCACGCGTCTCGGCGCGCGGCACGGGGATAAGGGCCGTCGGCCGCCGGCGGCAGATCGAGCAGCGCATGTGATCGGGCACCACCTCGATCGCGACGTTCCAATTGTGGAGCGCGAACCACCGAAAGACCTTGTACGGATCGAGCGCGCCCTTGTGGCCGCAGTTGTCGCACCTGGCCATCATGTCGGCGCCGTGGCGACCGAAATCTTCTAGCCGGCGGAATGTCTTGTTGCCCATCGCTGTCGGAACATAGCGGGAACGAGCAAGGCGGTCTACGTCACCCTTCAAGCTCGGCATCGTCACTTTTATGTTGACACAGGGCGTCTATGACTCTTATATATGACGCATGGAAACGATGCAGACCCCCGCCTTCGCCGACTGGTTCAAGGGCCTCCGCGATCGCAAGGCGCAGGCCAAGATCGCGGCGCGCATCGTTCGTATCGAATCGGGCAATATGGGCGACGTGAAATCGGTGGGCGAGGGCGTCAGCGAGGCCCGGATCGCGTTCGGCCCCGGCTATCGCCTCTACTTCACGCGCCGAGGGGCGACGCTGATCGTGCTGCTGGTCGGCGGGGACAAGGGCTCGCAGAGCCGGGACATCGCCAAGGCTAAGGAGATGGCCGCGCAGATACCATGACGACCGATCGCCGGGCCCGATTGGCCCACGGAACGAAGGGAACGAAGATGACGATCGAACTGACCCGCTTCGACGCGGCGGAACACCTCACCGATCCAGAGGACCAGGCGGAGCTCATCGCCGATGCAATCGCGTCCGGAGATGCGGGTTACATCAGCCACGCGCTGGGCGTGATCGCCCGCGCGCACGGAATGACACAGGTAGAGCGCGACACCGGCATGAAGCGCCAAGCGCTCTATCGCGCGTTGAGCAAGGAGGGGAACCCGACGCTCGAGACGCTCCTAAAGGTGACCAAGGCGCTTGGGCTCAAGGTTTCGATAGAGCCTGCCGCTGCTTGATTGCGGGGCGGCTTGCGGGATTAGGTGCGGGGCTCGGAGATAGTCACTTCCTGCCCGTCCCAATCCATGAGGCCCACGTCTCCGCGGTTGTTCAGATTGCCAAAATGAACGGGCACCTCCTTGTACGTAATCGCGCCAATCGCAGCTGGATCAGGAAGGTTGCCGGCACGGAACTGCTCGCCAATGACATCCCAATCGTCCTGACGGATGATCCAATGCCGCGGCTTTCGGCCACGCTCGGCCGCGCTGGCGAGCAAGAGGTCCATTGCATCGAGAATGTCCATCACGCCGCCTCCGCTAACGCCGCGTCGATCATAGCTTCCCAGACGTCGCGAGCGTACATGCACTCGCACTCCTCGTCCGCAGTAAGTTCGCCAGCGTCTACCATCACATCGGTCGATTCGCGCATAGCCGCAATGATTGCTCTCGCAGGACGAACGGCCTTCTTCCATGCCATAACCTTACGCGAATTTGGATCAGAATCGTCGAAAGGCACGATCGTCTCGGGATGTACTCCCATCTGCAAAACGTAGGCGCGAGCCACACGCTCGACCATGCTGTCAGACATCACGCCGCCTCCGCCATCTCGAGCTTGTCGCCCACACAAAACATCCCCCAAGCATCCATGAGCACGGCGCGCTTCGCAAGCGCATCGCCGCGCCGGTAGGCATAAAACGCGGATACGGCCGGGTTGAGTGCCAAAAACGCTCCTGCCGGGGTTTCGCCGGGTGCGTGCAATCCCGTATAGTGCCCGAATCCGCCACTTTGCCGGAGTTGCCGGAGTTCTGCCGGGGTTTATTTATTGCTTTTTAGCCGGAGTGCCGGAGTTGCCGGGGTCCCCTGTATTAGACAGGGGGCCCCGGCATCCACTCCGGCGGCGACCAGTCTCTATGAATTCACACCGGGCTTCACAGCCACCGAAGCCCTCTTCGATCCTCATGCCTCGCCGGTCATGATGAGGCTTCAACACGGAGCTTCAATTTATGCAGCTGCAAGTCGCCCACTACTTTGTCTCCCCGCATGGCACGCTCGAAGGACCCCCGCGCGTGGTCGATCGGCTCGAGGTAGACCAGACCACCACCACGACTGGCCCTGCCGACCCGCTGGCACGTGTCGGCGTCGCGCTCACCGCAATCGGCGGGGATTGTGCGATTACCTGGCCGAGCGGTGCGCAGGAGACGTTCCCGGCGGGCGTGCCGCACGAGCGCATCCTGCCCGTCGGGATCGTCATTACCTGTTCTGCCCCGGCGTAGGCTAGCTGGCACCGCGCTCGGCCGCCTCGATCGCAGCCGAGCAGCCGGTCTGCTGGCGGATTGCCTCGTCGAGCGCGGCAACCACGGCGCTACCGTACTCGAGCGTCGGGCTGTCTAAGTTGGTGAGCTCGGCGCGCTGTACTGCCTCCTGTCGATCTACGGCGAAGTAGCAGGCGTCGAGCGGCGTGCCCGTACCGACGGCCGCTACGAGCTTGGCGCGTGAGCTGGAGCAAAGGTTTCGGGCTGCGACCGCCGCGTTCGTGGCACCGGCTCGATCGCCATTCTTAAGATACGGCGTCAGCTTGCCCGACGCATCGGTGCAGGCTTCAACGGCACGCGTGACGGTCGCCAGCTGCGCGCGGGTCATCGGGACCACGCGCTTGGCGCAACCGGTGACGGCGATGCAGGCGATGAGGGCAGCGCGGCGCATGGCGCGTTGTCGGCGACGCGCTCAGGGATGTCGAGATCTGCGGCGACCTCGGCACTTGGTTGGTTACCTCCTTACACCTTGAGGAGAGAGATCATGGCCAGCCGTCCCGAAGAGATCCCGGCGGAGATGCCGGAAGATCCGCCGATCGGCGACGTGCCCAACCGCGCGCCGCCCACGGACGAACTAGGCCTTGAACCTGAGCACGGCGATCCGCTGCCAGAGGGGGCGTAGAAACCCGCCAGCCACCCACGCGGTCACCCTAGCCCGCAGCAGGTGCGATCGCGTCAGCGGCGTTCCCACCGGCATGCATGACCACATGTGCGTGCCTACAGAGGGTCACCACGTGACGTGCCCCTCTCATCATTGAACCACCCCGCGCAATATTGTTGCGCCTAGGGGACATAATCGAACGGGTCCTCCCGGGGGGCCGGCGGCGCGGGTTCGCGCAAATGCGCAGACACCATCTAGTCGCATTCGAAAAAACTAATTTGTTTCCACCGGATTTAGCCGAAGCGGCCAGAACCCGCGAGAAATGGCGCTTTTGAGGTTGTTTCGAGTGCGCCCGCCAGTGCAAAATTTTGACCGCTGGGCGCGATACCCGATGCAAAGCCATCGAGGCGGCCTCGCGCGCTCTTGGGCGGCCGTCATGATCACCAGATGGCCAAGCTCCCACCGCTGAACGACATAGCGCCGGAAGGGGAGCGCATCGCCTGGCGCGCCACCCCTGCACATCACGCCGCCTGTCGTCGATATTTGCGGGAAGATCTCCACCACTTGGCCCGCAGCGGCGCTATGTCTTGGCAGGATCTGCACTGCGTGTTCAGCGCTGCCCCGAGCGGCCTCGGCATAATGGCCGCGCGCGACGCATGCGTTGATTTATTGGGGCCCTAGCTGCCCGGTGCCGGGAAGGCATTGGCCTTTCACCGCTCGAGGATAGCGGCGGCAGTCCCAGTAAGGTCGCGCGTCGCCGAGGACGCTGCTCTTCCGGTACATGAACACCATCGTCCGCATGGCCAGCGGAAGGATGGGCAATGCGCGAGGAACATCCTTCTCATCTGCCCACGCCATCACGAGGCAGTCCGCTTTCTCCGCACAGATGGTGAAGGCGGTTACCGCGAAGCTGCCGGCCGGCGCGCTCGGCGCCAGTTGGAGCACATATTGTCCGGCATCATCGTCCTTCAGGCGGACAATGGCGCCCTTGAGCGCAGCGCGAGGGACGCCGAATATCGATACCGATGTGCGCGCCGGCCCGTCGGTGTCATCGGGCAACGTCGCCGTCACCGCGGGCACCGCTAGTGTCGCGATCCGCGGATCGAGCACCTCCGGTGACGACGACCGACCAGCGAAGGCCGGAAGCCGCCCCCATCTGCCCCGCCAGCGATAGAAAATGTGACCGTGCAGGACCGCGATTTTGTCGAGGCTGTCGCGCCAGTAGGGCACCACCCAATCGGCATGATAATAGGTTGCGAGTCCGACCGATCGCGCCACCGTGCCCGACAGCGCCAACCCCGCGATGTCTTCGGCACGCTTCCATGCGGCAGGAGGCGGACGCCTCGACAGCGAGCCGTCGCAGCTGAACGTAAATTGGCAGCCGGTCTTGCGCTCCGACCCTTGAAAGACGACGCCGCAAATCGTCTTCGCAAATGCAGGATGGCGGAGGCGGTTGATAATGATCTGTGCCACCGCCTGTTCGCCGACGGCGTCGTCGCCCGCCTCATAATACACGGCAGCCGCGAGGCAGGTTTGCGCAGATGCTCGATCCTGCGGGTTGCCGGCGTAGACGAATGGCGGAGCGCCTCTAACGGCACCGGGCACGATCGGCACCGCCAGATTGGACGTGCGCGCCTGGTCGGGCGTGAACGCCGCAATCTTCGTCGGCTCGGCGATCGGCCGCGGTGCGACGGCCAAAATGGCGCGGGCATGCGGCATGAGGGGCCGGCCGGCCGATCTGCTCGTGACCGGATGCCTTGAACCCGCGATCGCAAGCAAAACCAGTGCGAGGAGAGCGCTTAAGAGTATTGCTAACCGACGGGGCCGGACGTCGGCGTGCAAGATCATACTCGAGTTTCTCTACGTCAGCGTGATTTCTCGTAGCGGACGCCGCTACGAACGGATGGGTTGAGGTCAAGGCACTCGGAGCGAGCACCGCGAATTAGGCGTTGCTGCCCTCCGCCGTGGTCCGAACGGTCGCATGGCTACCTTCGTCACCGGACTTGATCGCCCCGCCGAACAGCATCTTCACTCGGCCAGCGATCGACATATCGGTCTCCCAAAGCTCGGCACTGTCGATGTCGACGCGCAGGAGGGCCAGATTGGGATCGTCTTTGCCAGCTGGGAACCAGGCTTCCACCTGCTTATTCCAGAGTTTGTCGATCTGCGATCGATCATTGTCGATGCGACCGTTTCCAAGGAGGCAGGCGAAAAAGTCATGCCCCTTCGAAACGAATTGGAGCATCAGCTTATCCTTGTCGGCGAGGCGATTGCTCCTTCCGACAAAGAAAAACAATGTGTCGACTTGATCCTCGTCGAGTTGCGCCGTCAGCGGTTCGCTATGAGTGCTACCGTCCGCCGGGCCGACCATGACGAAAGGGCTATCCTCCATCTTTTTCCACATGTCGGCTTTGAGCCGCTTAGGGTCTGTGTTGGCGTCGGCCATTAGGTCTCTCCTATCGATATAGGCGGAGAACGAGGTGCGAAGCGGTTGGTTGCTCGTCGCCGAGGCGCGACGGGTTGCGGTGGAAACGGAGCGCTAGTCGCAGGGCGGTGCGACCGCTGCGTACGCCCCGCGGCGAGCGGCCAGCGTGACAACTGCTGGCGGGGCATCGGGTTTAGCCGGTAGCGCCGACACCCGAACCGCCTCTTCGCCATCCACCGAAACGGCCATGCTCTTTTCATGACCTACCGTCTGAGCAGTCCCCCCAAGCGGCCGTCGAAGATCACGGTTCCGGAGAAGGCGAACCCTCTCGCGAAGCTCGTGTTCTCGGAAATGCGGGCGCAATCTGTGACCTACGCGGATCTCGAGTGGAAAGCGGGCGTCCTGATTTTGACCTTCAAAGCGTGGCGTTCCGACAACCGTCCCGGCTTGGAAACGATCGAGGCGGCGCTTGGGGCGCTCGGTTGGAGCCTCGTGCCGGTGCCCCGCAAGGAGCGCCTGCCGAAGCCACTGCAGGATGCGCTCGATGTGCTGGCCGACGAGTGGGCCAGCCAGGAACCGCTCCTGCACCACCTTCTCGCCACGTGCTGCAAGGCTCCGCCGGCTTTCTCCGAAGAGGAGCCTGCGCCAGTGATCACCTGGCCCGCCCGGTCGCGGAAAAAAAAGGCCATCGAACCAAAGGCAGTCGCCGCATGAACGCATTCAACCCCACGGCTCTCGTCGGCGGCGAGATCACAGGAGTTCGTGTCGGTCGGGGCGGGCGGCGGATTGAGATGCTCTTCGGCGCTACCATCGCGCTTCAGCATCCGATCGCTACGGCCACTGGCGTCGTGACCGAGGTAAGGCTTCGCGCCGCCGCCGCGCCGCCTCGGAAGCGGCCGCGGCGCGTCACCGAGGACGTGTGGGACCTCGCGAATATGGTGGGCGTGCGGCGAGAGATCGTCTCGGGGATGGCTGAGGTCGACGCCCTGGCAATTATTCGTGCTTGGCATCCGTTCGCCGACGCCGCCGTTGGCGCGCTCAACGCCATTGCAAAGCTCGGCAGATGATCGCCGAAATCGTCTTGCGCCAGCCGATCGGCGAGCTCGACGTGATCGCGGTGCACCCGGCGCCGACGCTCGAGGAAGCTACCGGCCTCGAGCCCATCATTCTCGCCGCGCTCGATGTAATCGACCGCCGCTCCATCCTGAAAGCGATGCACGATGACAGCTGACGAATTGGATGCTCGCGCCGACGCGCTCTACGCGGAGGCCGCGCCGCTCGTTGCTGCGGCAACTGCGGTCGCCCGCGCCGCCGGCAGGATCAAGGACCCGCGGGCAAGCTTTCTGTCGTGCGCTGAGGCGGCACCGCTCCACGCGGAGGCGGCCAATCTGCGTCGACAGGCCCGCACTCTGCGCAGCGAGCAGCCCGGCGCCGCCGTGGCACCGCCCGCCAAAGCAATTTCTAACCCCATCCAGACCAACGGGACCCCCTCGACGATGACACAGACCGATTTCGACGCCGCCGTCGCCACCGCGGTCGCGGCGGCACTGGCCGGCATGCCGCCCGCCGCCAGCGCCGCAAAAGCCGATCCGAAGGCGGCCGCCGAAGAGCAACGCAAGCTCGAGGAGGACGCGGTTGCCGCAAGGATCGTCGGCGGCGACTGCACGGCCGCTCAAATCACCGCGCAGCGCCACGCCAGCGAGATCCGTGCCGCGGAGCGTGCGGAAGAGGAAGACGCGGCAGCCGCCGAGGCCGGCGATGCCGCCGAGCTCGCGGCTCGCATCGCGGCGGCGTGACGTAGCGGCGCGAACCATCTCTTCCGCGCAAGCCATCTGCCGCATTCTGCCGACAGACATTCCAAGAGGGTAGCAGATGGCCAAGGGCCTGAACGTCTGGGTAAATATCGGCGGGAAGCTGCTCCCATCGCTGACGCAGTCGACGAACGCGGTCCCGCGCCTCTTCTCGAAGATGAACCGCTCGCTGCGTATCCAGGCGGCCGAGACGAAGGCCGTCTTTAAAGAAATATCGGGGGCGATGAGCCCGATCGTTGGCATGATGGCCGCCGGAGGGCTGACTTTAGGCTTGAAGGGCATCTTCGTCGAGGGTGCGGAGTATCAGCATCAGATCTCGATGATGAAGAACATGGGGCGCTCATCGCTTGAAGTTGCCGGTGCCGTCGCCGCTGCGAACCGAACCATGGCGCAGGTCCCCACATCGACGCTGAACGAGTCGATGGCTATGTTGAACCATACAACGCTCGCCTTTGGCGGTCTCGCGCACGCCATGGACAACCTGTCATTCAATTCGAAAATGGGCGCGCTCATGAAGGGCGTCATGGGGGATGGCTTCGACGAAGCGGACGGATTTAATCAACTTGTGCGCGCGCTCGAGCTTCGTTCGGGTAAAATGAACCCGAAGGACTATCAGCGGCAGGCTAACGGCTTGTTCAAGGCGATGGTCGTATCTGGCGGTACTGTGAACCCGGAGGAGTTCCTCGGCTTCATGCAGCAAGCCGGTGTGGCCGCTCGCGGCTATAGCGAAGGCTTCCTCACCCGTGTTGCGCCGTCCCTTATCCAAGAATTCGGCGGCCAGCGCGCGGGCACCGCGCTCACCGCGATGTTCAATCAGTTCATGGGCCGCGTCGGTGTCGGCGGAAAGTCGATCACCGACGAATGGACGCGCCTCGGGCTCGCTCCCAAGACCGGGACCGGCGGAAACCTGTCGAAGAACGGATGGTCGCCGGGATCGCTCAAAGGTAACGCCTTGGCGATGTCGGACCCGCTCGCCTACGTCGAGCAGGTGATATTTCCCGCGTTGCGCGCTCACGGTGTTGACACAAATAACCGGAGCCAAATGATCCTGCAGGCGCAGAAGATGTTCGGACGGGAGACCGGCAAGCGCGTCGCCTCAACCCTCTTCGATCCCGCTCAACTCGCTCGCATTCACGCCGACCAGAAGCTTTACGATCGTGCGTCGGGCGTTGATAAGGCGTACTCGAGTGCGCTTTATAACGATCCGAAAATGGCGGGCATGGCTGCGGCCAACAGCCTCAAGAATCTTGAAACGACGTTAGGCAAGGCGGTGACGCCTCAGGTCACTACCGGCCTTCAGAACATGGCCCGTGCCGTCAACTGGCTTGCGGGTGCTTTCGATAGGCATCCCGGGTTCGCGAAGGGGGTCGTTGGGCTGATGAGTATCGGCGCCGCGACTGCCACCCTCAAGGTCTTCGGCATGAGCATGCGATGGGCGTTCTCCCCGCTCACGTGGGTGGCTAAAAAGGGCTTCAAGACCTTGTTTTCGGCTGTCGGTGAAGCCGGGCCGAAGGTGCCGTTGGCGAAAAAACTCGGTACTTCGCTGATGAGCGGAATGAAGAAGCTCGGACCGCTGCTCCTTCGCGGCGTCGGCCTGGCGTTTGGTTTCCTGACATCGCCGATCGGCCTTGCACTGCTTGCTATCGCTGCGGTGGCACTCATCTGGCATTTTCGGAAACAGATTGCATCTGCTTTCAAATCCGTTGTCGCGTGGTTCAAAACCAGCGCTTGGCCGGCAATAAAAAGCACTTTCTCCGCGGCCGTGGATTGGGGCTCCACCCTGATCGACAACATCATCAAGGGCGTGTCCGGGCAATGGAGCCGGCTTAAGGGGTGGTTCTCCCAGAAGTGGGGCGAGCTAGCGCCGACATGGCTGGGCGGAGGCTCGACGATGCGAGCGGCGGCGCCCCTCGCCGGCAAGCGCGCCATGGGCGGCCCCGTGCTCGGCGGCCGCGCCTACCTTGTCGGCGAGCGCGGTCCCGAGATCTTCCACGCGCCAATGTCGGGCTCGATCATGACGGCCAGCCGCACGGATCGGCTTCTGCGCGACATGCACGGCGCACGCCGCTCGGTCCTACCCGCCATGCCGCGCGATCGGCGTGGGTTTGGCGCGGGCGGCGGCGGAGTCACCATCCAAGGAGCGACGGTCATCATCAAGGAATGCCGCGATCCGCATGGGACAGAGCGCGCCGTCGAGCGCGTCCTCCGCAAAATGGCGGGCGGCCAAGCCGCCTATTTGAGCGACTGACATGGCAGATTCCGAATCCCTCACGATGATGGCGCTTGGCGACTATCGTTTCTCGCTCAATACGGCGGCCTATCAGGAGCTTCACCGCTCCTCGTCGTGGCGCTGGCCGACCGTTGACAGGCTGGGCGCGATGCCTGCTGCTCAATACGTTGGCCCGGGCGAGGATACGATCCACCTTCCCGGCGTCATCTTCCCTCACTTCCGTGGCGGCCTCGGCCAGGTAGACGCGATGCGGGCCGAGGCCACCAAGGGTAAGCCGCTCATCCTCGTGGATGGGCAGGGCGTGATCTGGGGCCATTGGTGCATCACCTCAATTGAGGAAACGCGATCGGTATTCTTTTCGAATGGCATGCCGCGACGCATCGAATTCGAGCTTGCGCTGCTCAATTATGGCGATTTTTCGAAGGCGGGTAAGACGACGCAGGGGGCAGGGTAAGCCACGCTGCGCGCTCGTTCTCGCCGGCGGTCGCCGGCGAGCAGTTGCGGCTGATTTGCTACAAGACGTGAAGGCGGGCACGGATGCGTCGGGGCCGCCAGCGTGACCATGCTTTTGAAACGATCCTGAGGTTGCTCGCGATATCGGGTGATATCTCGCCATGTCTGGTATGGACCGCAACACCGGGCGCTCACTCGACGGTTGGGCTCACGTCCAACAGTCGATTGGAGTGCTTCTCTCGACGGCGAGAATGTCGCGCGTCGAGCGTCGCGCGTTCGGCGCAGGCATCCCGCGGCTTGTCGACGCGCCGATGTCGCCGGCTACCATCGTCGATTTCTATGCGGCGATCGCCGACGCCATCGCGAACAATGAGCCGCGTTTCCGCGTCACGAAGTTGAGCATCGCCGACGCGACATCGGCGGGCGCTCTCTCGCTGCTCGCTGCAGGCATCTATTATCCCCGCGGTCACCTCGGCGACTTTTCCGTGTCGGTGCCGCAAACCGCAACGGTGACGCTGTGACGATCAATTCATCCGCAATCGATCTTTCCAAGTTGGCGGCCCCCGAGGTCGTCGAGACGCTTTCGTTCGATACGATCTATGCGGCCATGCTCACCGACATGATCACGCGCTGCCAGGCGGCGGGGATCGACTTCGACGTGACGCTCGACAGTGAGCCCGTCGCGATGGTGCTGCAGGCCGCGGCGTATAGAGAACTATTGATCCGGCAGCGGGTCAACGAGGCGGCCAAGTCGGTCATGATCGCATACGCGACGGGCGCGGACCTTGATCAGCTGGGCGCGCTCATGGACGTGGCCCGGCTCACGATTACGGCCGCGACGGACACGACGGCGGCCGTGATGGAGGCGGACGACGACTATCGCGCTCGCATCGTCCTCGCGCCGGAGAGTTTTTCCGTCGCCGGACCCGAGCTTGCGTACGTCTACTGGGCGAAGACGGCGTCGGCGAGCGTGTCTGACGCGAGCGCGACAAGCCCGAACCCGGGCGAAGTGGTGGTCTCTGTGCTTTCGGTCGACGGCGATGGCACGGCGCCGGCCGATATGATCGCAGCCGTCGAGGCGCTCGTGAATTCCGATCCAGTCCGCCCTCTCACCGATGCCGTAACGGTTCAGTCGGCCACCATCGTCAATTTCACCTTGGCGGCTACAATCTTCACCTTCACCGGGCCTGATGCCAGCGTCGTGGTTGCGTCTGCGCAGTCGCAGCTTGTCGCGTACCTCGCCAATTCCCGCCTCCTCGGCCGAGACATCACCATCTCGGGCCTGCATGCCGCTCTCACGGTCGAAGGCGTTCAGAGAGCCGTGCTTACATCGCCGACGGCCGATGTCGTTTGTGATCCGACGGAGGCCGCGCATTGCACCTCGATCACAGTGGTACATGGCGGCTATGCCAACTGACGCCCCCTCCCTCCTGCCGCCCAGCGCGACGCCACTCGAGCGCGCCCTTGAGCAATCCATGGCCCGCATCGGCGATGTGCCCGTGCCGATCGAGGAGCTGTGGAACACCGACACATGTCCCGTCGAAATCCTTCCGTGGCTTGGATGGTCCCTTTCCATCGATCGGTGGGAGATCACATGGACAGAGGCGCAGAAGCGCCGGGCGGTCGCCAGTGCGATCGCCATGCAGCGGATCAAGGGAACGCCCGCATCGGTGAAGGCGGTGCTTGCGACCTTCGACAATCTCCTCGAGATCGTTGAGTGGTGGCAACAGTCGCCGCGCACGGCCGCCCACACCTTTGAGGTTCGTCTACCGATGGACGGCGCGGGCGGCGCGCGCAGCACGGCGTCCTTCGCCGAGGCCGTCATAGCGCAAGTGGAGCGCGTGAAGCCTGCCCGCTCGCATTTCCAGCTGGTTCAAACGCTGATGACGGCCGGCCAGATCGGGCTAGTCAGCGCCGCGCGCAGCGCGACCTACCTGCGCGAGGACGGGATCGGCACGCCTGATACGTCACAGCCATGGACGACGTTTTTGCAAACGGAGGACGGCGAACCGATCCAGACCGAGGCCGGCGATTTCCTGCTCGACGTAACGTGACAGCGCCCCGCGCCACGTGGTCCGCTTGCGATACGTTCTTTTTTCGTTCTATGTGATGCGACACCGCGAACGCGGCGAGTCGACACTGATGGAGCCATGGCATGCAGCACGATCTGCAGCTGCGCGCGGTCGCGTGCGAGATCTATGATGCGTGTTATCCCTCCGAGGATTGGGCGCCGGTAGGATTCGAGGAGGCGGAGCGGTGCGGCACGGTTCATTACCGCCAGGCAGTTGAAGCCGCGCAGCGTGCTCGCTGTCGCTTGGTGGCCGACGGTGAGCAGCTGGCGCTTATCTGATGGTCTACCGGAAGGGCGAACAGCCTGTTCCATATCCGCTCGATCGCTGGTCGACGGGGCGCCCTCGAAAGATTCTTAACTGCCTGAACTTCGTCCCATCGGAATCATTTCGCCGCGCCGTTCGATCGGCACTATCGCGGTTGCCAGAGCATGAAGCTCGACGTCATCGAGTGGACGGAGCTCCTCTAGAGAGGCCGAATAGCCCTTCGGCGACAGCGAGATCGCCTCTTTCAAGAGCGGGACGTGATCGGCGCTATAGGTCGGCAGGTGGTCGATGTCGGTGCCTCCGTATATCCACTCATGCGTGAACACATGTAAAAAGTAGTCTTTTAGAGCGAACGTAGTCGATTGCCTGAGCCAAATCGGATAGTCGTCGGGGAGACCTTCGTCCGTTCCTCTCGGAAAAAGCTCTCCGGAATTGATATGCTGAGCAACAAGGTTGTAATTCGTCCCTCGATACCGTCCAATCCATACCCCATGTTCACAGATTACATCGCCTATATCTCGAAACTCCTCGCGCGTACCTTGGGATATGCAAACCGTTTCAGGACTTTTAAACTCATGGCACATCGTGAACGAGATTGCCCATCTGAAAAGTGCTGCCATTTCGCTTGCATTCAGTGACGTCAGACTGCCATTTAACATCTTCTGCAGAACGGGCTTGGCCGCCTCTTGGATGCCGCTTCCCCATACGTTATTGCACTGACCACACAATATTTTCACGGTCTGACGAAAAGCAAAACCGCTTTTTTTCTTTTCTCTCGTGTCAGAGGTAAATTTGCCAAGGCCATCGCCTCGCTCTGTCCTAACGAGATGAGTATGGCGCTCTTCATCGGTCGCAGGAATCGTTTTTTGCAGCCAAGAAGGCCAAAAGTCCTCTTTCGTGCTGGCCTTGCTCTGGCAGAAAGCGCATTGGCCCTTTACGCGCGATCCGTCCCAACTGACCGTTGCCTTCGGTGCATTCCGTTCGATCATGTGCCGATCTCCCGTCCTATATTGAAATACTAGTCTCGCGCTGCATCGCGTAGCGTAACTACCGTGAATGCTGCGTAACTCGACCGGCTGTGCCGCCGCTGCCGCTTTGCCCGTATCGCGACCGCATTGTAGAGACCGCGGCGGCCGGCGCAGGGCCTGACATGACCCCAGGTCTCGTCTGAGGAACGATCGTGGTGGCCACCTGCATCGCCGGTGACGCGGCATATAGCAGTCTTGATCAAGCGTAACCCGGCTGCTCGCGTTGGCAGAAACGGCAGACGGTGGCCTCGCGACGGATCATCTCAGCACAGTACGGGCACTTCTTGTCCCCCTCTGCGATCGCCTGACGGTCTAGCCCGTCTCGGTTGGAACGCATGATAAGGGAATGCGGGAAAGCAACGATCCAGAGCGCCATTCCGTAGATCCACCAAAGGACGAAACTACGCCCCTTCGATTTCGCGATTGAAGCCGGGATCAGCCCGATAAGCACAACGAGAATTACAAAACCCATGACACCCCCTTCGCCTGGTTCGCTCCCCAGCGAACATCGGCCCAACTGATCGTCCGCTATGCGCGAACGAATGTCTAGCCGGGGCATCGCAGCGATAAGAATACGAAACCCGCCGCAGACTTGTGCCGCCAATCCGATCGCTAAAGAGCACGGGCATCCCGCCGTAACCCCTCCCAGGCGGCCGCAGTCGGTCGCCAGGGGACCGCATGATGACATCGACCGCGCAATGGCTGCACTTCAAGCTCGGCATTCCGCTGGTCGAAGACGGTAGCGCGATCGCGCCATCCGCCGACGAAGCCCAAACCGCTGAAGCTGATCTGATCGCGCTTCAAAAGTCAGTCGCATCGCTGCCGCTGACGGTGACGTTCGTGGGGCGCGGGGATCGCGCTTAAACGAGTTTGCCGCAGCCAATGCGGGAAGTGACGGAGCATTCCAAGCCGCTAATCGAAGGAGTCCGCGCCAGACGCGAAACGCCCCGCCGGCATCGCATGCGCGGCGGCGGGGCGCGCCGCTGTCCCCCGGAGGCGCGACGAAATCGCGCATAACACGAGAATTGCAGCCGTTTGGTTAATGCCGAGTCCCGCCACCCGAAAGGAGCAGGCGGCGGGACTCTGAGCCGGCTGGGCGGGGTAGCTTTCCGGCTTGGCCGCAAAACCCCGATCATCTGAGGAGGTTCCCACGACGGACGGGTTGCCTGGTATCGCAAAGCGCGTGGTCGACATCGGCGAAGAGGTCCGGCCGCTAGCGACCGCTACTTTTGGCTCAGGGCCGAGCTACGATCAGCACAAACACACCCAAAATTAGCGCGCCAGCAATCCCGAGCGCCCTTACGAAATCTAGTGCGGTTTCCATGCGCGCGTGCTCGACAGGATCGTCGCGTGTTTGTTCGAGTGATCGGAGAGGATGTCGTTCATAGTTTCGTTCCAACGGATCATGATCAGCCAAACCGATACTCCACGCCGCGTGCACTGGCAGCCGGTTCCTAACAGTCGCCGATCGCAAAAGTCTCATTCTGACAGCATCTTAATCGGGAGCTAGCGCTACGCCGACGCCTGCCACTGCTGGCGTAATCATCCATCATGTCCATCGCCAGGGCGTTGTCAGAGATGCCGCGCCGACGATCGGCTAGCGGGTCCTCGGTATCGCTGTCCGACCGTCGCCGCGAGAGCCTACCCCGCTTGCCTTTCATGCGGCTTGCCCTGCCGGTCTATTGAGTGGTCACTCTCGGGACTGAAGCGGCGCCAGTTCTGGTCGATCGCGTCTTTGATCAAGGGGGCGCCGCATCTTTTGCATGTCGACCGCCAATCGAGATCGTCATGCCACGCACGATTGCGATCGGGCTTATGCCCACGAATTACGCATACTATCGCCATTCCCGAATCCCCCACGGGCTGATGGTTGAAGCGCCGCGCTACGACTAAAGTATTACGCTTTCTAGAGGGGCGCCGCACGATAGTGTCTCAAAACCTTCCGTCACGGTTACAACCGCAAAATCGCATCGGGCGCGTTTTCGGCGGCGACGTTCGTCTGCCAAGTGCATCGTCGCGCCGAGCAACTGCTCATTGGCCATGACGGGCCGCCCGTGTGATTCGCGGATCGTGGCGCAACGGGACGTTTCGTAAAAGGCAGGCGGTCTTTGCTTGGCCGCGGCGGACGGTCCCTCAGAAGCTCATAAACGACAAAACCCGCCTTGGGCTTGAAGCCCGGCGGGTTTGTTGTATCGTGTCCGTGGGTGTCGAAGCCCGGCTCGAAATAGGCTTTCCCCGTTGGCGCGGGAGAAGGCCGAATCTACGATGCGCTTGGCGGCGCAGTCGTCCCGACCTTATTGGCCGGGGTGATACGTGCTGTCCAGAGTCTTTCGAGACTTAAAAGCGTGTCCCTGTCTTTCGAGCAGGCTTCGACCCCCCGGTTTCAGGTCCGCCACCTGATGGCTGTCGAAGGCCATTCTCGAAAGCAAACTCATGATCAGGAAAACGCAGGGCCACGCGCCCAATCCACGTCCCCGTATCCCGACATACCCCTCTCAGATCGCACCGCCGCGTCGCGCGGATCAGCGCGCGATCTCGCTCCCCGTCCGTCCCCTCCGTGATGAAGTGCCTGAGTTCACCGTCGCCCGCCTGCTCGCGCAGGCCGGCATCGGCGCCATCGTCATCATCGTCCTGTGGGCCGCATGGATCATGCTGCCACGCTGAATTTAAGGAGAGGGTTCATGGAAGTGGGGGAATTCAAGACGGCGCTGGCCAGTGTGTATCGGCCCGTCGTCATGAGCGAGGGCGAAAAATTGACCAGAGCGAGAGAGGCTTTCATCGCGGCAACCAAGTGCTGGCGCTGGCGCGCCCGCAAGATGCGGGCCGGTAAGCTGGATCATCTGTTGGGCCCGGTTATGACCGCGCTCCACGATCTCGATCGACCGATGTCGCTCATCGTCAGCGATCGCGACGAGGCCACCGCCGCGTTGCTGCTCAAGACGTCGCCCGGGCTGGATGCGCTCACACAAGAGGCGCGCGAAGCGGTCGCGGGGGCGCTGTTGAGTGCGGTGCGCGTCGGCCGCAGGGGCTAAAAATGGGCCGGCGCCGCTTTGGCGGTGGCGCCGGCAACCTTCGCGCCGTTGCCGTGAACTAGCCATCCTGAAACCGTGACGCTCTCTAGCCGTCCCGTGGTTTGATGACAGGTAGCGCGCGAAGATAAGACTCGATGTCATCTGGAAGGATCACGGTTCGGCCGCCATCCTTCCGTGCAACGATCTTACCTGCGTTGATGAGATCGTAGAGCTTGGTTCTTCCGAGACCCATGGCTTTGCAGGCCTCATTGACGGAATAGGCATGCTTGTAACCGACCGGCGACGTCAT